CTGGATAGGGTTTGACGAGTTAACTCAATGGTCCACACCCTACGCATGGAATTATATGCGTTCTCGTCTAAGGTCCACTGCGCCTGACCTGCCTATCTTTATGAGGGCTACAACTAACCCCGGTGGTAGAGGGCATCACTGGGTAAAGAAAATGTTCATTGATCCCTCACCATATAATAGGGCATTCGATGCAACAGACAGCGAAACAGGAGAAGTCTTACGATACCCAGCAGGACATCAGAAGGCTGGAAGACCTCTTTTTAAGCGAAGGTTTATACCCGCAAGACTTTCTGATAATCCATACCTTGCGGAAGCAGGTGACTATGAAGCCATGCTCCTCTCCCTCCCAGAGCAACAGCGTAGGCAGCTTCTTGAAGGGGATTGGGATATCAAAGAAGGTGCGGCGTTTACTGAGTTTGATCGCCGTGTTCATGTTATTGAGCCTTACGATATCCCTAACAACTGGGTTAAGTTTCGTGCCTGTGACTATGGTTATGGTAGCAAGTCTGGCGTTGTTTGGTTTGCTGTCGCACCTGATGAACAGCTTATCGTATATAGAGAATTATACGTGTCAAAAGTTCTGGCGACAGACTTGGCAGATATGATCTTAGAGGCAGAGGCAGGAGACGGCAATATTAAGTATGGTGTTCTTGACAGTTCTCTTTGGCATAAGCGTGGCGATACTGGTCCTAGCCTTGCTGAACAAATGATTAGTCGAGGATGCCGTTGGCGTCCATCAGACAGAAGTAAGGGCAGTCGTGTAGCAGGTAAAAATGAGATACACAGACGTTTGCAGATAGATGAATTTACAGAGGAACCTAGAATTGTTTTCTTTAATACTTGCACAAACCTCACGGCCCAACTTCCCGCCATACCGTTGGACAAGAAAAATCCCGAAGACATCGACACTAATTCAGAAGATCACTTGTATGATGCGTTAAGATATGGTATAATGTCCAGACCAAGATTTAGTATATTTGACTATGATCCTGTGGGCAGACCCGGTGGCGGTATGCGAGTAGCGGATGCAACCTTTGGTTATTAAGGAAAAATAATATGGATGAAGATGAAATCATGATTGAAGATGACGCAATTGCGTTAGAAGATACGGACGATACTGCTATCGAAGATGCAGACGTTTCCAAAATCATTCCTTTTATAATGGAACGATTTCAGCGTTCAGAAGATTATCGCTATCAAGATGAAGAGCGTTGGATAAAAGCATATCGCAATTATCGTGGTTTGTATGGTCCTGATGTTCAATTTACTGAAGCCGAAAAGTCTCGCGTATTTATCAAAGTAACTAAAACAAAAACACTTGCTGCATACGGTCAGATCGTAGATGTGCTGTTTGCCAATCATCGTTTTCCGCTTTCTATTGAGCCAACGGAACTCCCAGAAGGTGTAGTTTCTGACGTACACTTTGATCCTAAAGAACCAGAGCAACTTCGTGGTGAGACTATGCTAAGTAGTCCATATGGCTTTGCTGGCGATGGACAAGACCTACCTCCGGGTGCTACAGCACAGTCTCTTATGGATCGCCTTGGTAACATGGCTAATAAACTTGAGCCTGTAGAAGATAAACTAAAAGAAGGTCCGGGTAAAACTCCAACCGCAATTACATTTAGCCCAGCAATGATTGCGGCTAAAAAGATGCAAAAGAAAATTCACGATCAGCTTGAAGAATCTGGTGCAACTAAACATCTACGAAACTCTGCATTTGAAATGGCTCTTTTTGGCACTGGCGTAATGAAAGGTCCATTTGCTTCAGATAAGGAGTATCCAAACTGGAACGAAGACGGTGATTATGATCCTGTCTTGAAAACTGTACCTCAAGTTGAACACGTATCCGTTTGGAACTTTTATCCAGACCCCGATGCAAACAACATGGACGAAGCGCAGTTTGTAATTGAGCGTCACAAAATGTCTCGTTCTCAGTTGCGTGGGTTGAAAAAACGTCCTTATTTCCGTAGCCAAGTTATTGACGAAGCTATTCGTATGGGAGAAAACTATACCAAAAAGTATTGGGAAGATGATCTCTCTGACTATGCTCCTGAACATGGTATTGACCGATTTGAAGTCCTTGAATATTGGGGTATGGTTGATACAGAGATGCTCGAAGAGCAAGGCGTAGATATTCCAAAAGAACTTCGTGACTTCGATGAGTTGCAAGCGAATGTGTGGATTTGTAATAATAAACTACTTCGCATGGTTCTTAACCCATTTAAACCCGCTAAAATTCCATATCATGCCGCACCATATGAGTTGAACCCATATTCATTCTTTGGCGTAGGTATTGCAGAAAATATGGACGATACGCAGACGCTGATGAATGGATTTATGCGTATGGCAGTAGATAATGCGGTATTATCGGGTAATCTTATCGTTGAAGTTGACGAGACTAACTTGGTTCCGGGTCAAGACCTATCTCTTTATCCGGGCAAGATATTCCGTAGACAAGGCGGTGCGCCGGGTCAAGCTATCTTTGGAACTAAGTTCCCTAACGTATCTAGCGAGAACATGATGCTGTTTGATAAAGCACGTGTCCTTGCAGATGAAAGCACTGGCTTCCCATCATTTGCGCACGGGCAAACTGGCGTATCTGGTGTTGGTCGGACGGCTAGTGGTATCTCAATGCTTATGGGTGCCGCTGCTGGTGGAACAAAGACAGTTATTAAAAACGTAGACGATTATTTGCTTCGCCCTCTTGGTGAAGGATTTTTCCGTTTCAATATGCAATTTGACTTTGATCCTGAGATTAAAGGTGATCTTGAGGTTAAGGCACGTGGAACAGAAAGTCTTATGGCTAACGAAGTACGTAGCCAACGCTTGATGCAATTCTTGCAAGTTGCAAGTAATCCAGCACTTGCTCCCTTTGCCAAGTTTCAATATATCATTCGTGAGATTGCGAAGTCAATGGACTTGGACCCCGACAAAGTAACCAATAATATGGATGAAGCCGCCTTGCAAGCAGAAATTATGAAAGGCTTCCAAGCACCTATTCCTGAAGGACAGCAAGCACCAGCAGGTGCAGACGCTATGGATACTTCAGGTGCAGGTGGCGGCAATATAGGCGTAGGACAGGCTCCTTTGCCGGGTGAACAAGGATTTAGTGCAAATGGACAAGCAGCAAATATTGAGCAAACTCAAGCCGCTGGTGGGCAACAACCACCAATGGGAGGCGTTCAATAATTACTTAGATGATATGATTAATCAGCATCATAAAGTAATGGAACAATCAACAGACGTTATTGCGTTGCACAGACAGCAAGGTGCAATTGCAGTGCTACGCAGACTAAAGCAACTTAGGGATGAAGTCAATGGCTATTGAAAAGCAAATGGAACTTTTTGAGGACGGTGGACTCATGGATGAAGGCGGAACAGTAGACCCTGTGTCTGGCAATGACGTGCCACCCGGCTCTACACAAGAAGAAGTGCGTGATGATATTCCTGCACAGCTTAGTGAAGGCGAGTTTGTATTCCCTGCTGACGTTGTACGTTACATCGGTTTAGGCAACTTAATGCGTATGCGTCAAGAAGCTAAAATGGGTCTTAAAGTAATGGAAGAAATGGGTCAGATGGGCAATAGCGAAGAAGCTACCATTCCTGACGATATTCCATTTGACATTAATGATCTTGACATGGAAGAAGAAGACGAGTATAATAATGAAATGGAAATGGCGCAAGGTGGCCTTGTGTATGCACAACAGGGTGCGTTCATTCCAGCTTCTCAACAGCAACAGCAATTTGGAATTTCAGGTTATCAACCTGCTGCTGCTCCTACAACTGGTTTTGCTCCAGCACCTACCCAAGCAGCATCTCAGCAATTTGTGCAACCAATTAGGCCAGCACAAGCTGTTGTTCCTACAATGCAGCAATATAAGCCTTCAGAGATTCCTACATTTCAGCAAACTATAGGTGGCGAGTTTGGTTCTTATGATGAATTACGCCAATATAAAAATGAAGCTGGTAATATTATTAATGTACCATTCCGTAACGGTCAACCTATTAGTCCAATCCCAGAAGGATACACCTATGTTGATCCAGAAGCTACGGCTACAGAAGAAGTAACAACTACGCCTACAACACCTCAAACAGCGCAAGTTACTAAAGAGGAAGGCGATGGACCAAGTAGAGAACCTGAATATGCCACTAAGGATGTAACAGGAATTGGTTACGATAGGTCTAAACTAAGTGACGAACTGCGCGATGCTATTGACAGTTATGGCTTTGGTTTTGGTGCTTTAGGCGAAGCCTTTGGTAAAGCGGGTGTAGCAGGTGCGCTTGGTGAAGTTATAGGTAAAGACAAACGTGCGCCGATTAAACAAATTAGTAGCGCATTATTTGGTGGTGTTGTTGACGGTTTTAGAGGTGGAAAGGTAGATATAGTAAATGGCAGGGTAAAAGCTGAATACGCGGATGTCAGGTCTTTTAGCGATATGGATTTTGCTCAACAAGATTTGATTGGTAAAACTGCCAAGTCTGTTGCAGAAGATATGAAAAACATATTTTTTGATGAAAAGAACAAACCAAAAACGGAAAATGATGTAACAGAAGGTCTGAAAGCTGCTGCTTCTGGTTTAGGGATATCTACAGTAACAAGCCAAGGATTTACTAAGAGCGTAACGCAATTGGCTAGAGAGATAGGAAAAGCTAAACAAGAACAGGCTAAACAGGCTGAACTTGAAAAACAGCGTCAAGAAATTATAAAACAGCAAGACAAAACTGTACAAAAACAAAAAGAAGAAGGTGATGGACCTGCAACTACAGGCGGCGATAGATACGGTGGTCGGCAGGATACAAGCAGCTATGGCGGTTATTCTGGGGGGTCTTCTGATTCAGGAAGTTTTGGAATGGGATATAGAGCAAAGGGTGGTTTAATTGAAAAACCAAAACCAAAGAAAACTAAAAAGATGAAGCGTGGCGGTTTAGCTTCTAAATAAATAACCGCATTATGTTGGCTACCTGATCCCCCACCCCAATGTGGCTACGGTTGGCCCCAACTAGGAGAATAGAAAAATGGCAGAAGCCGCAGAAATCATGGCTGAAGAAATGCAGTCACCAAAGAAAGTTGCGTTTGCAAATCGTAAATACACTAACGAAGAAAAACGCAAAATGGAAGAAGAAGAACTTGAACAGTTGCTCAAGGAACAACGAGGTGAGGTAGAGCAAGAAGCTGCTGAACCTG